GTCAATACAGCCTGATGCCCGTGCCGCGGCCAACGCCCTGATGCAGCGGGTTGAACTCACGCCACACCACATACCCCAGCGCATCAACCATGTGATCGTGCCCGCCTTCCTTGTCAGGCTCGCCCTTCTCAGTCCAGCTCTGCAGCTCCAAGCACTCGATCAACCGCGAACACCCCTGAGCCACGCTGAGCCGGACCTCGCCCTTGCCGTTTTCCAGCAGACCCTGAACAGCACTAACCCGATCACGAACGGCAGGATTTGATCGGCCTGACTGATTGCTGAACCCGTAGCTTTCCAGAATCTGAATGTCGGTGCGGCTGGCATTGGTGCTGCGGTTGCCACCTGAGGCGTCGGGGTACACATATATATGGTGCATCGGGTAACGCCGTTTCAGTTCCTGGGCCAGGGCGTCCGTATCGTGCGCGCCGCTGATCTCGTCCACCACTGTCAGCTTGTTGCCGCTTCGCACCGTGACGACTGCCGACATGTTGCCAACGTTGAAGTCAACGCCTACCCGCAACGGTTCACCACTGAAGTCAGCCACGCTGGCCACCACATGTTTGGCACGGTCAAAGCGGTCATACACCTGGCCCGTATTCAGGTTGACCCACAGCCCTTCCAGATACGACTTGATTAGCTGCGGCGGGTAATTCGCCATCAGGCTGTCCACGAACCCAGCGGGAAGGTGCGGGTTGTCCATGGTGCGCGCACGAATTAGCGCCGTGTCTTCCCCAGCATTCCGGTCAAACGTGTCAAAGGCCCAGCCGTAGCCCTCCGGCGTCGTGGCGGCGTAGAACTGTTGGACATTGCCATCACGAAGACGGGCAAGCGCCATGCGGGTCGCCTGCTCCGCCGTGCGCTTATTCGCCGTGTCCGCTTCGTCAAAACCAATGGCACAGAGGTTCTGGCCGCGAATCCGGTTCCACGTCTCCATGGTCCGCAGAAGGATGGTGTGGCTGCCCTCCGCGAAATGCAGCGTGTATTCCGGCAACGGGCTAACGCGGAAGTCAAATGGGATCTCCCACTCTTCCAGCAGGTCATCCATCGTGCGCTGCAGGATGTCGCGCAGCATCGGGGCGACAGGCTCAAACAGGGCGCTGACATAGCCGATGTTGAGCGCTGCCATGTGAACAGCCTTGGCAACTAGGCCATGGGTCTTGCCAGCACCAAACCCACAGACAAGGGCGAGCTTGCGGTGTTCGGTGTCATCGCAAAAGGCGATCTGATGCGGCAGAAGGGTTTGCCGGATGCGGGCCAGGGTTTCCTGAGCAGGCGGGCCAGTGAGCTGAGCTGTTGGCGGTTCAAGGAGATTGCCGCCAGGTGCATTAGCCAGCAGGCTCATAAATCAAAGCCGATGAGCTTGGCTTGAAGTTGAACAGCGTTCAGGGCGACTTGCGTTTGCCCGCGTTTATAAGCCGATTGTTCGTAGGTACGAAGTCTGCCGAGTGCTTCAGCGAGCCAAGCAGGGCGCGCCATATCAGCATCTTGTTCCAGGCGAATACGAGCGCGCTGAATATATTCATCAGCCTGACGTGCCGAACATTTCCACTGATTCGCTGAGAATTGAACGATCTGACCGCGTGATTGTCCTTCGGTCAAAAGACCGTAAATCGTGTCAACACGGAAGTTCACTTCGGCAGCAGTGGAGCGCGCCAAGTTTGCGGGAAAAGATGATTGCTAACAGGATAAACCCAAATTGGTGATGTGCGTTCTTTTGAGACGCGTGTGAGACAAGCGTGACGCAAATAGACGGGATGAGACTGCCGAAATCGTGCGCTGGAATACTTGCCTGCATTTTTCTTGATGGCTAATCTTTCCCCGTTGTTTCCCGGAAATCCCCGGAAGAACCCGTTAGCCACCGATGCGACTCGAACTTCAAATTCCCGATGACTTGGCCGATGATCTGGTCAAATTCAAGCCCAGAACCCTGTCCCTGCCTATGTTTTGCGCCTATTTATTGGAGCTAGGGGTTGACAGGGATGTTACGCTGGCGGAGCGACCGAAGGGGAGCGAAGCCTCTATATCTTCTTCTAGTATTATTAAAGAAGAGTATTTAAGTATTAATAATAAGAACGGTCAGAAAGAAAATAACGAAAACCAGGATAAGCCGGTAAAAGCCGGGAAATCCCGGAAGCGTCCGGCATACAGCGAAGAGTTCGAGGAACTGTGGAAGCTGTATCAGTCCGCTCCTGATCGCGTCTCATCTCAGACAAAGCCAAAGGCGTTCGACGAGTGGAAGTCCATCGTTGGCCTTGAAGGCCCTCAGACCCTCCTACAAGCCGTTCAGAGGGCGATTGACGAGCAGAAGCGGAGGAAGACCGCCGGAGAGTTCGTTGGGAGCCTTCCTGACCTGTTTCGCTGGCTTCGGGACGGCAAGTACGAGGTCTATCTGGAGCAGCACGTCACGCAGGCTGCTGGGCGCGTGTGGAGCGCCGATCTTGGCTGCTGGATTGAAAACGACTGATCACCATGAAGCTTTATTCCCCCGACGCCAAAGGCAAGTACGTCTGGCAGGTGGCTGACTCCAAGACCCGCCAGGTCAGCTTCAGCGTCACCACGACCCGTACCGCCCCGCCTGATGCCTGCTACGGGCATCCCATTGGCAAGTACGACGAGCAGGGCGTGTTCATGACCTTCTGCCCGAATGTCGGCGCTGACGACCCGAAGAGCCCACTTGCTGCCCGGTATGTGCTGCACCCGTTGGCGCCTGCTGAACGGGACAAGGCCGACCGCGAGCGCATGTGGCGCGAAATCTGACTTTTCCTACTTAGACCCCCTAGAGAAATGACCCTCGGACCTCTGTTTGATTACTCAGCGGACGCCAGTCGGGCTGCCCGTGATAGCGCGATAGCAACAGTCGGCACGAATGCCGGTGCCGTGTTCATGGATCAGGCCAAGGCTTTGATTGTTGAACGGCTGGCCGGCGTGGAGTGCCTGGCTGAAGATATGCGCCGTTTATGCGAGGAAGAGGGCATCACGCCCCACCACCACAACGCATGGGGCAGCCTTACAAATCAACTGGTTAAGGCCGGCATTTTGATCGACACTGGCCGTTTAGCTAAGAGCAAAAGCGTTCGCAGTCATGCCCGCCGTCAACCTGTCTGGAAGGTGCGCGGATGAAATCAGCCGTTAGACACGAACAGATTCGGAGGCAGATTTAATGGGCCGTTTCAAGCTGACGTTCAACCCTGACGATGCTCGCCGTGTTCTCAGGCAAGGCATTGAAAAGGGCCGCTGGACTCTTCAAGATCTAGACAATCCACCGCCGGGTTGGGTTCTAAGCGAACTTGACGCCAAGCGAATCCCAGGCTTCACGCACCGCCCCTACCGCAACCTTCTCAGAGATGAGCCCGCACCCGCAGAACGAGTCCAAATCACAGACCCCAGAGACTTCGCGGTGGCTCAAGCCCCTGCCAATCACGTTCAACGAGGAAGCACACCGTTATCAGTGGGAACCAACGGGGCAATGGCTGAACCACTCAGTCACGAAGGTGTGCAAGGGAAGGAAGGATCCGTGGGCGATGAAGCGGATCATGGAGACGAAGCACATCTGGGAGCCGCGTGGGAAGGCGGTGCATTTGGCGTTGGAGACGTTTCTGACGACTGGTGACCCTGGGGGCTTCCCGGCGGAATACGCGGAATGGGTGGAGCCGCTGATTGAGCATTCCGTGTGGGAGAACTACGAGGCGGTGGCGTGTGAATACCGCTTGGCGGACGTTGAACGCTCGATTGCCGGGTCGTTTGATTGCCTACTGCGGCGGAAGGATGACCACAGGCAACTGGTGCTGGTGGATCTGAAGACCCAGGGCAAGGCCGATTCCAGCCCGTACGACGTGAGCCAGCAGCTTGGTGGATACCTAGGAATGTTGGCTATTCACTGGCCGCGGCTGTATGTGCAGAAGGCGGGCGTGCTGTGGAGCCGTCCTGGCGGAACGACGCTGCAGAAGGTTGACGTTGACCAGGCGTACATCGAATGGCAGGCGGCTAGGGATGCGTTCCTGACGTTGAACCAACCTGAGTTTTAAGTGACCTCATTTGGGGTTTAAGTGACCCCATTTCCCTTTTAAGTGTTGTCATTTTGGATTTAAGTGTTGTCAGCCCTTGCGCCTAGGGGGTATACTCCATTCGCAGAGATGCCCCCGCATGACCAACCCCAACCTTCTGCTTGGCGCCATCGCCAGCACCAAAGCCGAGATCAAGCGCCATGAAGACGCCCTCCAGGTGCTCATGGATGACTTGGCCCTGATGTACGCCACTGGCGAGCTGGACGACCTGAAAGACGACGATGGCAATCTGGTCAGCGATGCCGTCAAGGTGTCCCGCTGCACCCGCACGAGTTGGCACTAC